ATTAATGTTTAGTAGGGATGTTTTTTTTACGCCAGTGGCGATCGACTTCCCCCCGCCCCAGCTCGCGCCATATCGTATCTCGTAGCCAGCAAGGTCGAGGTCGGACACTTCCGTCCAGTAAAAAGACAACCTGTCCCTCCTCTGGCGAGCAACAAACCCCGTCACGTCCGACGGGGCCGCTGACTTACCAAGCAAGGTTATTGTCCCCGATGGTGCGCTTGCGATTGACTTCTCATGACCGTCGGAAGAAACAGACGTCACCGCGACTTTATAAGCCACTCCGTCAACCAACCCCCCGACAATTGTAAAGCTGCCCCCGGTTGTTTCTCCTCGGAAGGTCCAGCTTAAACCGGCGTTGTCGGATAAATAAATCCTAGCCTTCTCAAATGCCCGGACGTAAACCCCGGACATTGATGGTTTGTTGAACCAAACATCCAGCGCGTTCTCAATTGTTCCGTCGGACAATTTAACGAGGCGTTCCGTGAGTGCGAGGTCTGTCACCAGAGGCGTGTCGAATGTCAATGCGGAATAGTTGCTTGTCGGGATCGTGACCGCCGTGTCGTCATAAACAGAGCTGTTATATTCAACCGCCGTGATTGAAACCTCATCTTTATTGTCCCGCTGTAAAGCAATAACACGAAAAGGCTTGGTCTGAATATCTGTCTGGCCGAAGGAATAAAGATCGGCTGCAGCTGGGGCCTGACTAAATGCGGACACGGTAATCGTGGAATATGTCCCCGGAGCGCTCGAAACGGTCCTCTCCTCCATCGTGTCGTCGGCGAAACGCACTTGTAACTTGTAAGTCTTTCCTGACTCGATGGTGACGCTTTGATCCAGCACGATTGACGTTGTGGTACTTCCAGCCCGAACTCGTCCCGAAAATCCCCATTGGGGAACATCATGCGACACGTCGATCACGTCACCGGCCTGACATGCGATCGCGTCCGTTGCCGCTTTGAATGAAATTATGCGGTCAATATTTTGGGCAACCTTGAGAGCATATCGACCAACGCGGAGAGCTTGCGACGTGCTTGTTGTAAATAACCGAATCTGTTTCTTTCTGAGCGGATCACCGGCTGCGATTGCCGCCTCATCAATAATGGCGACGGTTTCCTGCTCGTAATCTTTTGCGGCGTCAAGGAATTGAATCTCGATCATGTTGGGCCGGTCTTTTACCGAACCCCAAGCCTGCGTGAATGAGTCCGCGAGCATGTTGCCCATGTTAAATAGTTGAACGGGTTCCGCTGCCTTGTCGATGCTAAACTTGATTGCCCCTTGCGAATAAAACGGGAAGGAATTAAACACCGCCGAGAGCTGATTGATTAAATCTAAAGCCCGCGTCGCGCTGTCAATAACCACGTCCATCCTGAATCGTTTCTCGTAGCCACCGTTTCCATCGGGGACCTTCTCCTCACAATATTTAGACATCTCAAGAAAGATCGCGGAGTCAAGGACGCTCGCGCTGATAAAGTTTCCGAGGCCGTAGCGGGTGTTGGTCAATAAATCTTTCATGCACCAAATAGGATTTGCTGACCAACGGTCGACATAAGTCGTTCCGTCCCAAGTCAGACTTGTGTCCCCAACCAACAACCTGTATTCGCTTGCAGTGGGATTCCAGTAATAATCTTCCCAATCTACCTCTGACGCGCCGTTCATAACTTTAGGGATTGACACCTTTCGCCCTCGCACAATAGCGGTGATGTTTGGCGAAGCGCCGGAGAGCTGGTCTGTTGCCAAAAGTTCAAGACTAAGCAGTGCGGTGTTGGGATAAGCTAAATCGTCCGTCTTGATTTCATCAATACTCTGAAGGTATAAGTCGCCAGTCTTATTTGGGCTCAAGGATGAATCGTCAGACGTTTTTGTTATGCGGATATCATATTGACCGGCAGTCAATCCGTCTTTGCGAAACACCCGGCGAAGAGTTGATCTCGTCTTTGCGCTGATTGTGGTTGATCCCAAATCGGTATATGATCCTGCAGCGTGCAATTTATATTCAACTTTATAGGTGACGTCCCAAGAGATGATGTCGCCATTTGTGGATTGCTGAAATAGCCCACTAGGTAATTGCAACTTAACTTCAAATCCTTCGACGTCGCTGTCCGCGGTCGTGTAAACGTAGGCGCTATTCTTTAAGAGTTGAACATTGATCGGAACAATGTTGTGTAGGTCGTTAAAATTCGGGATAACCGTCTGGCTGTTTGTCCCCATCTTGGTCGCCTGAGATATTCCGCTAAAATTGGCAACCGGATTTCCGTTAACTTTGATGCCGGAGATGCTCTCAATCTCTCCCTCACCGATAGCCAGTAACGTGTTGAGATAATTTTTATCTCCGTCCGTCCAAATATATTCGTTGATGACGTTCCCGCCGACTTTGTGCTCACCGTAAATAATGGGGACGGGACCGATTCCTCGTGTTGTTTGTACTCCGTCCCAGCCGTAAGTCGGAGAGCTTTCGTCGAGTCCGTTGCCGCCTCCTCCGAATGATGGCATTCTCGGACCTGACACTGCAGAATAAATGGAATAACCAACCGCGGCCACTGTTGCCACAACGGTGGCGATTGCGACAGCGGTCGCGATAGCCGCTGCCGTTGCCTCCGTTGCTCCGAGGGTTACGGCCAACGCATACGAAAAGCTGACTATATCCTCGACTTTCGGCGCGATGGTGATCTCGTCTTTGTCGTTGACGTATTCATCCATCGACTTCGCAAGGCGTCCGCTTATAATGATGTCGAACTTCTCAATGTTTACGTCGGGAATCCCTTTAAGCTCCGCAACATAATCGCGCAAAGACAATTCGCGCGAGAACATGCACAGCTTGGATATTTCGCCCTCGAGGGAGAACTTGTTCGGGAGATAACGGACTTTTATCATTTTTTTAGCCTGTAATATCCTGCGTTACGTTTGAACCATTGCATCTCGCCCAGCCTGCAAACAATAACCCCAGCGCGACAGCTTTGAATAAATCTGCTTTCATCGAGAACAAGCCCTGCGTGATTGACCACTAAGTCAGACGCTTTAAAAAGTACGATGTCCATGAATTGCGGATCGCTGACCTTCTGCCATTCCGGGTGCTTGTCCGTAGCAAAGAAATCGTGCCCTTTCTTTGACCAGTTGATCTCGTAATTCTCAACATCGTCAATCTCAATGCCGTGGTCTGCGTAAATGCTTTTAATCAATCCCCAGCAATCGAGCCCGGTCTTTGCGTCACGGCCCATGTGCTTATAGGGTAAGCCGAGATATTTCGCGACAATGTCTTTCTTCGTCATCCCAGAAATACCCGTTGCTGTTTAATCGACGGGAATCCTCCAAAACGCACATAATTATTTTTATTGACCTTGCAGTCCTGCTTGGTCTTGGTGCAAGTTGAATTTGCCCCAGCATATCCGCATTCCGTGCCTTTAAAAATCCAGTGACAATAATTTCTCGAATATCGGCGAAGAGGAAGCTCGACTTGCAGGACATCAAATTTACTGGTGAGGTTAATGGTGACGCTGTCTTGGTTCGCGGCGTAGGAGTCAATGTAATAAATATCGTCAATGTAAGCAGAGGCGTCGGCTAACTGGTCAGCCCAGACTGTTCGGATAGTGACTTTCTTCCCCCTGAAATCGTACTGCTCGAGGTAGGCTTGAATCAGACGGGAGATGTTGCACAGCGTAATCTGCACGCTGTCAACCGCGCCCTTGTTGTTTTCTGATATTGAATCGAGCGTTACCGGGAACCGTGTATAAGTTACGCCCGCAAAGGTGACATCGACGTCCCACTCGGCAAAGTTTAGGTTTGTGCTGGCTCCGTCGATGTTTTCGACAGTGTAAAGCCGCACTGGTCTGTTTGCGGCTTTGTTCTTTTCAGTCTTAAATGTGGAGTTGATTGATCGCATGGGTGCTATAACACCTGAACAAATGAGCAGCTGAAATCATAAATTTCAAAGGCCGTGTTTGCCAACTTAAAGCTGTCATCCTGAAATCTCACGGTATAATCCGTCGAGTCGTTGGGGTTGTTCCATGTAAAAGATGTCAGCTTCCCGAGCTTGGAGATGAAAAAATTCTTCACCTCGAGCATTTCCGCCTTGGTTCGGTTCTTGAACTCAAGGTTAAATTTGCGAATGCTGCTTGCTCGTATTCCTCGACGCTGCTCGAATCCATTCTCGAACTGCGACACGCGCGTGTTATATCCAATCTCTTCCTCGAGCACAAAGTCGGGGGTGTAGGTAAAATCAGCCATTAGGTATACCTCATGATTGCTTGCCGTAGGTCGGAGTTGGTTGCGAGTGACGCAACCATTAACGCCTCAATATCTTTTTTCTTCCTCATCACGTCCCCGGAGTCCCATGCTTGGATGACTAAAACCGGGCTATTATTGATGGTGACTCCTCCGGGTGCTTGTCCCTTGTTCAATCTGTTAAGGTTCGGCGCGCCACCAAGCGCGGCCATTCCTTGCCGGGATAAAATCCCTTCGCCCGTCTGAGCGATGATCGGAACTTCGTCAATCGCGAGGCCAGAGTGCGCGCGGATCATCTCTCCAGTATGCCACCTCCCGGTTGCTCCCTTCCCTCCTGATCTCCCCCCCCCGAAGATATTTATTGTCCCCAAGTCTTGAGTTGGTCCGGCGACCGTGGTGATTGCCTTCCCTCCATCCTTAACCCCGCCGAACAGCCCGCCGGTTATAGCGTTAAGAATCAACCACCGGGCGATCATCTCCGAGATGATGTCCGAGAATGACCGCAAGATTGATTTACCGAACTCTGAAAAATATTCCTTCGCTGACTGCAAGTTTCCGGTGAAGGCGTCATAGACAAAGTTCGACATCGTTCCCTTCATTGACGATATTGTCGTCGAGAATTGCTTGTCCATGAAATCAGTAAATCGGCTAAAACCATACCTTTGTTCTAAGAGCTGTCTTTCTCGCTCTGACTGAAATTCTCTCACTTGAACTTCGCTCGCTCCAGCAAGACGATAATCGGCAACCTCCGTCTCAAGGCGATGCTTGCCGTAAACGTACGTTGACATCTTGAGCTTTTTTATTTGCTCGGAAAGGTCAGCTTGCTTCTTAACATCGTCAACGGTATTCTGGCTCTTGGCGTTTCGGTCCATCTCTGCTCGTACTTGATCCGGGCTAACTTGAAAGCGGGTCATAGCAGCGCCACCCCAAGCAGAAGCGCGTTCAATGCCGCCTCCCAGCCAGCTCCCGACTTTGATCATCACTCCTTGCAAAGATTGAAGCTGCCTTTGCATCGCCCGCGCACCTTCACGCCTGTCTCTTATACACATCTCCGAGCCCAC